AGAATTGGTGTACCAAGGGCTACATTAATCGATAAGGTTTTACGGTTAAAAAATCGGTCAAACTGATAAACCGTCGTGCCATCGACCACGTATAAATAATTAATGGATTTGTATTCCGCTCTCGGTTGAGAGTTAAACACTAAACGATTGACGTTTAAAAAGCGCACATGCGCACGACCCATGCAAGGGTATAGGGCTTGTTGTTTCTTGCCGCTCTCAACCGATATCCCATACCAATTGGCACAATCCATTGCACCGAACTGGGTGAAACGCTGTTTGTCGTAATAACAAAATATGGGAAGCTGCTCGATGTGAGCCGCATCTTGACGGGCTCCCGCTACCATTAAATCCCAGCCCGAACGCGCCAGGCGCCGTTCAACAAGGATTGCTCATCACCCGCAATCGATAAATTAACTTCACTTGCGGCCTCCATATCGTTTTTAAGCTCACGGTACTCCGCCTCTAAATCATCAGTCCATGCAGAACCGCGGCCTTTAAACTTAGACACGTATTTTGCCACCGCATACAAGAAAAAGAGCTCAAAATATTCTGGCAATCCTTCAAGCGTATCGCTAGAGGTTAAAATTGTCTTTTGAAACTTACCCCTAGCGAAGAATGTATAAAACTGACTAGGAGCTGGATACAATTGCGCCCGAACATATTTAGTGTCGGGGAATGTAATAATAAAGCGCGGCAAGCCCTGTAAAGGCTCATATTTCCATGCCGCTAAGAATTCATCCCTGCTTTTATCAATAAGCGGGTAAGTTACACCACTTAAATCAAGCCACGAACTATCCAAGTTCGCAAGCCTCCCCTCTTTAATGTATACCACATTAGGGTGGGGAATTTCGTGTGAAAAAGTAAGCGTTGATGCACCGCTTAATGTAGCGTTTTTCGTCAGCGTTATCGTATTGACCGTAATAGCTAAAATATAGGTCAAATCAGGTATGCCACGGCCAGTCACAAGGTCGCCCACCGAATAAAGCGTACCATCCACTACGGTAAAATTAGGCGAGATAGCTGTTAGCGTTACCGTTTCTGTTTGAGTGGTTACAGGCCCTATATAATCAGGCTCTGTAAACCAGATTTCCTTCACGGGTAGATTAATGTCAACTGACACAGTCTTGGCAATCGTTAGCATTAACCCAGAACTGGCATAATTACGCAATATTTGATTCATTACGCGAATCGCTAGAGACTCATCATCCCCATGCAATGGCACAACGGGATTTGAGGCTGTAATAAGCCGATACATCTGATAGATAAATTCCCTTACAGAAGATGCCATTATTTTCTCGCGTCAGATAAAAAATCGTCCTTTACCTCAAAAGCTAAGTCATTATTGGTTTCCTGAGTGCAGCTATATTCTTCTTTTGTAAGCTCAAGAGTTTTAGCGGCATCTTGTTTCTTGGTACGTGTCACCTTCGGCTTAGATTTAGATCTTTCATCAGTTTCTGGCTCAATATCAGCCACAACAACAATTGCATCCTCAGGAGTCGCAAACCAGACTCCGGTTTGCATGTGACCCTCAAACTCTTCCCATGATTCAACCAATTTCTTATTTCCATCTGGCGAATATACAAACACACGGAAATGCTCTTTTGAGACGATACGGCCTAGATACGTTGCAGGAACTCCATCCATCATTGAATCCTTAAAAAGAGGCACCCTCACGAATGAAGGTGCCATTAAACTTAAGACATAATACGAACGGCAAACTCAGGGTTAATTGCCACACCGCAGATAACGTCAATACGGTCTAGCTGTTCGTAATTACGAATATCAGCACCCAATGAATAAGTCATTGCTAACTTATATAGGTCGGAGTAGCGAGTTACAGCTTCTACACCACCACGAAGCTCTTTAATCGGAGGAGCTGCAAACACAACCGCTTGCGTATGGTATGCAAGGGATACGTTGTGATCTTGTGCTAGGTATATTTGTGCACCGTTTGGAATGGCAGCACTGATATTTTGACGCGCCCCATCAACTACAATTGTAGGATTGACAGGAATATCAGCAGTACCACCACCAGAGGATGTTACATCCGCTGTGACAACAAATTGGGCACGTTGTGCTAGCGCATCATAAGTCAGAGGGTTGACCATAAAGACACCGGCTGCATCCGCAATCTCGATAATATCGCCCTTACGAAACGCAAGCGTTGAGGCCACAAGACCTGTTACAGAGATAGTATTACCGGTTGATATAGGACCATTAGTGACAGTACCGCCTAACTTATAGCCTGCTGGAGCACCCGCACCAGCCTCGCCTGCACCGGCTATTTGACGACTTAAAAAGTTAGTCTTAAAGAAATCAAATCCTGATAAGTGACCCACAAAACCATCAATCAAAGCACCAGTGTTAACGGTGTTATTGAAAGTGTTATAAAGATCATTGGATAGATTGGCGGCAATTCGAGGGCCAACCCCTGAAAAACGTTTACCGTCCTCAGGAATGGCAAGCTCTGTCATGTAGGCATCAGCAGATAAAATAGTATTGAAATCTACGGGTACGCCAGGTGTTCCGACGGCTTGATAAGTTTGGGTTTGAAATTCTGAGGCAATGAATTTTTCAACCAAGTTTGCCAAACGTTTAGCACGTGGGGCGTTTGCCATTTCCAAATAAGGCTCATCACGCGCACGGTCGAATGTCAGGTTAAAGCCAGTGTATTCAATCATGGTGCGGAATTGCTTAGTGATAGAAAGAGGGCGGATAATTTGTACACGAGCCTCAGAGGTAGCTGTTGCACCCTCACCAGCTAGATATCGCTCTTCTAAACGGTAATCCAGGGTTTGACCGGTTGCAAAACGTAGGTTTTTAAAATCACCTTCAAGGTTTCTGTTTGCAGTTCTTGCGAATGATAATGAGTTCCAGAAGCGGACGAATACGTCATCTAGGACATACTGCGTCTCGCGAAAGACGTTAGCCATTTTTGTTCTCCATGAACAAATGTTTAATAAATACTCTTTCGAGTTCCTATTTCATTTGTCCGACGGTCGACAATAAATTAACTACGCGTCTATGTGTGGGTGATGGAATCCCTTACTCATCAAAATAAATAATAACGCCGAGACGCCAAACTTGTCAAATGGGGGCTAAAGAAGGATGAGTGGCAACCTTCTAAAGCCCCACGGGAACAACTCGTTTATCGATTGCTACGATGTCTTTGTTTAACGCTTGCCAGACGCCTAGAATCAGCACGCGCTAATAAATCATCACCACTTGAATCTTTCTCTTTCGGCTTAACCTTCCCAGTGGCATCCTCAGCTACTCGCCCAAGTGGACGAGGTGCTTTGGTGGTTGGCTTATTACGTCGCATACGCTCCTCTAGTTTGCCCATTTCCATCATCTGTCCATAAGGGTCACGAAGTTTAGAGATTCGCTCAAGCTCTTGAGGGCGGCGTTTAGCCGCTGCATAAAAGAATGCAGCCGGATTATCCATTGAGCGTGTAGCAAGCGTCATAGGATTGCTTATCTCACAGGGAAGCGCTCTGATAACTTCTCTAAAGTCATCAAATTTATTCATGCCTTCCGCAAATTTGCGCTCAAATTCTTCCTGTACTTGTGCGTCACGCTGACGCGCCTGTTCTGCTTCTTCGTTTCTCGCCATCGATTTAACTTCATGGCGTACAAATTGCGCTAACTGTTGTTGCCAGTCTCCCTCTCCATCCGGATTATATTCAAAATCTTTAGCCGCTTGTTGCACTTCATGGCTTGCCCCTTGTTGTGCTAACTGAGCACGAAGCGCGTTGATTTCTTGATTATATTGCTCTCTTTCGCGCTGGATTTGTTTCTCTTTTCTATCAAGTCGGTCTTTCATGCCTTTTGACATGCGCTCTTTTTGATTGCCGTATTCATCCTCTTCATATTCGTTTCTGTCAGAACTATCATCATCCTCGTTATCTGGTGTGGGCTCTTCAATGTCAGGCTCCTCATCGTCTGACAAATCTTGTGACGTATCATCCTCTATGTTATAATCTTGCTCCTCGTTTTCCAACTCCTCAATCGGCTCGCGCTCGGTCTGCATCTTCTCTTCTGGCGTCATCGGTTGTTGTGATGTGTTTCCACCCATTAGTAGGTCATCAATACTGCTTACGCTCATAGTTCCCTCTCTCTTTTATTTAAATCCTTTAAACCGATACTTTATGCGTTAAAATTTTTACCATGTTATCGGCATGTGCGATGGCTTCAATAATTTGTGGGGGAACGCGCGTTTTAAGTCTATTTTTAATTTGCAGCGTGTTGGCTAGTGGTAGATTTTCTGCGTAGAGGTCGGCAATAAGATTAAAGGCTGTAGGGTCTGCTTGTAATACTTCACGCAAGGATTGCAGCGCTTGCTCTTTTTGTCCTTCAAAAGAAGGTCCTGGCAGAAGCCTTACCTGGTATGTTCCTTTTCTAATATCGTTTTCAATTTGTTCGCCATATTCATCCCGTTGCTGATTGATTGTAATATTTTTCATGCCTTCATCAGGCATCATAAGCGTTAATACCCGCTCCGTATCATAGACGCGAGGAATCATCTCATTAACAATTTCTCCGCCCGTGGCGATTGCACGATTGATAGAATTAAAAAATACATAAGTTGTATAGCTGCCTTGACGTGTGCGCGCATCGATGGCCTTACCGCTTGCTTCGTCTCCGTTATTACCCATTCGAGCAGGGTATAGCCCGGTCGAGGTGTACAAATCCTCAATTGCCAGCTGGTATTGTTGAAACAAAGACATCGAAAGCTCTGGCGGTCTAATTTGTTCGGGCTTGTTTCCAGCAGGCGATTCGTCATAAGTAAGCATTCCTTGGATGGCTGTAGGGTCACGCCAGTTTCGTTGCGTGTCAAGACTGGCTACGTTTTTCTTAGAGCCTATCCATTGATCATAACGAGATACTTTAAGAATATAGGCCGATTGTGTACGAAGGTAGTTAATATATCGCTGTGTGTCACGGCAATCACCAAAAAAGGACCGGGTGACTTGCTTTCCTGTTTTATCGTAATAGCTGTTATTGTCGACATAAACTAATGGCAATTGTTCGGATGGGAATTCGGTTTGATCTAAAATATAATTGCCAGCGATGCGATAATGAATGATTTTGTGTCTCTTACTAGGCCGCTTATCCTCTATGCGCACCATTTCCCCATCATCCCATAGGGTC